GCTTGACGACATTGCCGCCGGCTCTGGATCGCGGGCGTGGATTGTTGACAGTCTTTACCACATCATTGAACGCCGTCTTGACGAGACAGGGCCGCAGGCAACCATCATAACCGCCAATTTGGGGATTGAAGGGCTGGCAGAAATTTACGACCAGCGGATTGCAAGCCGGCTTATTCGCCGAGGAGTTGATAAAGTTGTCGAAGTTGATGTTGTTGATTATAAGCTCCGTAAATTTCCCGCTTGACAATCTAGGCTTCTAGGCCGACGGTTGCGCCGATGGCAACAAAGTCTCATCAGCTTAAAAAGACGCACAACCAGAAGCGCGTCTGGGGCCGTCCAACAAAATTCAAATCTGGATACTGTCAACGGATTGTTAATTTCATGGCTCGCGGACTCACAGCCACAGCGTTTGCCGGAAGCCTCGGGATTTCGCGCGATTCAGTTTATGAATGGGCGCGCGAACACCGAGACTTTTCCGACGCCCTAAAGGTGGCTCGTGCCCGGCAAGTCGAGTATTGGGAAAAACGCCTGCTCGTCGCCGGCAAGAAAAAAGGCGATGCAACTCCCGTAATCTTCGCACTTAAAAACGCCTGCCCCGACGAATGGCGCGACACCCAGCGCCTTGAACACTCCGGCCCAAACGGTGGATCAATCCGTATTGCCGAAGTTGCGAGCGTCGAGGACATCGAGCGCGATCTGATGGGACTCGGCGCGCTGGACGCCAAAGGCCGGCTCATCATCCAGAAGAACTGACATGGCCACTTCCCTCCAACCCGTCAAATCCCCCCATGTCATCGTGCCGCTTGCTGTGTTCCGAACGCTCCTGACGCAAGCCAGGTGCCATGAAGTGAAGTCCGACCTGCTGGAAACCGAGTTTTCGCCTGAAGTCCGATTTTCTTCCGAAATAAAAACGCTCCCGCTGGCTGCCTATTCGCAGCCCAGCGTGTTCTTTGTTCATCGTAAAAACAACGAGACTAATTCAAGCACACGCTTGAGTTGTCCAATACAGACGCTGCCGGTTTCACCAGAGCCGGCAGCCAGCGGGAGCGAAAGATTATGAGTAGGAGATCCCATGCCTAATCCAAACTTCATTTCAACGGCCATCAAGCATCATGGAATCTTCCGCGCTGCTGCGAAGTCCGCCGGCATGAGCACGGAAGCCTTTGCCCGAAAGCACGAGCACGCGGCGGGTGTGCTTGGCCATCGGGCCCGGCTGGCGCTCACTCTCATGCACCTGCACGCGCATGACAGCGCGGAAACACCCAAGGCAAAATTCGACGCCAGCGTCCAGCACGCGGAAGTGCACGCATGAAATCAAACATCGCCCACATTCCCAGCGGCAAGGTATCCGCCGTTTCCACCAGTCCGCGCATGTCTTTGGCTGACGTGTTCGCGCACGTCAACCGCCGGATGAAGGCCCGCCGTCTTGGTCGTGGATTCGACCCGAACCAGGCGCGGCTCATGCGGCCCGATCAGGTTGCGCTCGCCGGCCAGAGCGGATTGGCGCCATTTCGTCAGACCATAATCGGCTCTCCAAACCCCGCCGTAACGCCGCAATTCCAATAATGCGAGCATGACGACTCAATGCGAAGAAATTTATCGGGCCGTCATTCGCACGGTATTCATGGAAATCGAATCGCGTCACTACATGGCCAAGGCCAAACAAATTGCACGATTTAATTCCGCGCTCGCCGCGTGGCGCCGCATCGGTTTTTCAGGGTTATTGCACGATTTAAAATAATGCGCGTTGGCAATTCATCATCAGTCAGTTATCGCCGCCTGTATCAAAGGCGGCGAAATCGTTTGCACGCCAAGGCTTCAAAGTTGTGCTCGCGCCTTGACCGGCTGGTTGCGCGTGCCGAATCATTCGGGCCAGGCACGGCAACAAGGGCGATGCTTCTGGCTGGTGCTGATGTTGTGCGCGAAAAACTCCGCGTGGTTGACCACTGACATGAATTTCATCCTGTTCATCATGCTGCTTTCACAACTCACGCCGGCGCAAAAATACGAGCGCATGAAATGGGGCCAGCACGCGCGACATTCGCTGATGACATTCTGCCGGCTGACGACTCCAACCCCACTCGACACGCTTAACCCGCGCTTGAGCAAATTTCAGTGGATGCCGCATCACAAGCTGACTGCAGAGGCGCTGCAAAAAGTCGAGGCCGGCGAACTGCTCAACCTCGAAATCGAAATGCCGCCGCGCTACGGCAAGACCGAAGTGTCAGTGCGCAACTTCGTTCCTTGGTATGCCGGCAAACATTCCGACCACGACCTGCTCATCATCACCGCAACCCAGGAACTTGCTAATGAACACGGACGCGACTGCCGCAACTACTTCAATTCGTCGGGTTATCTGCTGGCCTTCGGCGGCAACCCGGCGGCGCGATTGCGCGACGACAGCCAGGGCATGAATCGGCTGCAACTGGCCGGCGGCGCGAAGATTCAATTTTACGGCCGGGGTGGAATCCCGTCGGGCGTCGGCGGCTTTGGCATCATCTTCGACGACTTCTTTAAATCAGCGGAGGAAGCGTACAGCCAGACCGAGCGTGACACCGCGTGGCGCTGTTACGTCGCCGACTGCCTTTCCCGGCTCAACAATTCCCGCTCGTGGAAAGTCATCATCGGCTCGCGCAAGCACGAGGACGACGCGCAAGGCCGGCTGTTTGACCCGACCAACCAGCACTTTGACGCCAAGACCGCCGCTGCTTTCACGCGCATTCGCATCCCGGCGTTGAGTGAGGGCGCGGGCGATCCGCTTGGGCGCGCCAAAGATGAAGTCTGCTGGCCGGACAAGTTCCCGAAACAATTCTATCTCGACAAGCGCAACCATAAATCGGACATCGTGCGGATTGAATTCGACGTGCAGGACCAGTGCAACCCGCAGGCGCAAGAGGGGACATGGTTCAAGGCTGACTGGCTGTTGACCTACAAGCGCGTTGACCTGCCCAAGCAGTTGCGGATTTACGTCGCGTCGGATCACGCCTACCGCGTGAAGGAGAAAAATGATTCGACCTGCCTGCTGGTCGTCGGCATGGACCCGACTGGAACGATTTACGTCCTGCCACAAACGTATTGGGATAAATGCGAGACTGACGTGCTGGTAAACGAGATGTTCAAGATCGTCAACGCGCTGCATCCGGCGCAGTGGTGGGCAGCGCGTGACGCCATCAGCGGTTCGCTCGCGCCATTCATCCGAAAGCGCCAGCTTGACGAGCGTGTTTTCTTTCCACTCGACGACTCCATAACCGAAGGCCGCGACCTGGTTGCCCGCTCGTCATCCATTCGCGGATTGATGGCGATGAAGATGGTGCTCTGGCCGGAAGAATGGCCGAAGTGGAATGAGGCGCGGCAGCAACTCATTTCGTTCCCCGGCAAGAAAGATGACCTCGTGGCCGCGCTCGCCATGTTGGGCATGGGCATGGACCGGATGGTCAAAGCCGAGGGAGCCAAAGGCAGCGACATTCCGAAGTGCGGCACGTTCGCATGGCATTCTTTCGGACAGCAAAAACCAGCACCGACCGGCGGCGCTTTTGTGTGACACAAAAATTATGGACGCAACACTTCAATTGAAACCACTTGGAACATTTGACCGGCTGAAATCCGCCGCGAAGGTGCTCGTAACCGGCGCGCTACCCAATCCTCTCGCCAGTGAGCCAAAGGAGCCAAGCCGCGCCAAGCTGGTCGAGTCGCTGAACAAATGGTGCAAGGATGAGCGCGAGTTTTGGAAGCCCGTCTTTGATCGCATCCGCGAAGAGCAGCGATTTTCCGCCGGCAAACAATGGCCGATCAATTACACCCCAAACACTGACATGCAGGAGCCGTACGTCGGGGATGTGGTTCAACAGATGATCAACCGCAAGACCGCCGGCCTTTACGCGAAAAATCCGTCGCCGGAAGCTGTGCTGACCGAGCGCATGAATTTTGCCGTGTGGGATGGTGAACAGGAAACCATCGAAAATGCTCATGCGATTCTTTCGCAATTCGCAGAGGTCATGCCCCAAGCCCAACAACTCGCCGCGCAAGGCGTTCCGGTCCCGGCCCCACCGCCCCAGGTTGACCAGGCCAAGGCTATTCTCGACGACTACAATCAAGGGATGGACGAAAAGAAGCTGCTTGGCAAAGTTGCGGACACCGCGACGCTTCTCATTAAACAGCAATGGAACAGCCAGTCACCGGACTTTATGGTCTGCGCCAAGCAGGCGGTAACGCGGATCATCACTTCCCGCGTTGCGTTCGTGAAAGTTATGTACAAGCGCGACTCGGAAACCCTCCCGACCGAATCCGCGAACACGATGGATTTCGCGTCCAAGCTGGCGTCACTCAAACAGCAGTTGACGCAGATCGAACAGGACATTGTTGGAGCCGATGACGCCAAGGTCGAGGAAGCGAACCTGCTCAAGGCGTCCATTGAAAAACAAATTGCCGATATGCCGAAGCCTGAAGAGGCTTTCGGTGAAGAGGGAGTTGTTTTCGACTGGTTGAGCGCCACCAGCGTCATCGTGGACCGCCACTGCCGGTCGCTCCGAGAATTTGTCGGTGCGCATCGCGTGGCGCACGAGCTTTTGCTCTCGGTCGAAGAGTGCGAAGCCAAGTTCAGCGTCAATCTGCGCGACACCGGGGCGAAGGTTTACACCGAGGACGGACAGGGTTACGTTCAGCAGGAAAGCCGGTCACACATTGACGACGATCCTGACACGTTCAATAAAGCAAAAGTCTGCGTGTGGCACATCGAGGACAAAGACACCGGGATTTCCTACGTCGTGTGTGACGGGGTGAAAGACTTCCTCAAGGAGCCGGAAGTCAACGAGCCGGAAGTCAATCGGTTTTGGTCCATCGTGGCGATCACGTTCAACTGTCAGGAGGTCGAGATCAATAAACCTGACATGGACGTTACCATTTATCCGAGGTCCGACGTGCGCCTGGCCATGCCGATGCAGCGGGACATCAACACCGCCGGCGAAGGTCTGCGCGAGCACCGCGTTGCAAATCGCCCGGCGTGGATCGGAGTCAAGTCGAAGTTCGCCAGCACAGCCGGCGAGAATGACCTGAACAAACTGTCACGCCCGAGGGCGGCGCACAATGTGATGATGCTGGAGGCGCTTAATTCCGGGGAGAAAATCGCGGATTTCATCCAGCCTTTGCCGACAAAGGAAATTGACCCGAAAATGTACGACACTTCACCATCATCTCAAGCGATGATGCTTTCGACCGGGCAACAACCCAGCGACATCGGCACACAGCGACCAGACGAAAAGGCGACCGGGCAGAACATCGCGGCGGCGGCGCGGGCAACTTCCGAGGCGAGCAACATTGACGACCTGAACTTTGGGTTTTCCACTCTCGCACAAATGACGTGGGAAATGCTGATTCAGGAAATGCCGGAGCCAGTCGTCAAGAAGCTGGTCGGACGCGGCGCGACGTGGCCAGTCATCAACCGGGAGGACATCGCCGAGGCAATTTATTTCCAGGTCGAAGCCGGCAGCATGGGCCCGCCGAACCAGCAGGCCGAAATCCAAAAGATTCAGGTGCTTGCCCCGCAACTGATTTCGATTTTTGCGGCAATGGGCAAATCGCCGGAGCCGTTGTTGAAACTCGTCATCAAGGCTTGGGATGTAAAGATTGACGTGGACGAACTCCTGAAGGACATCCAACTGCAGCAACCTGCGCAACCGGCACAGGAGCAGCAAAAACTGCCATCAGTTTCAATCAGCGCGAAACTTCCCGATTTCACGCCTGAAGAGCAGGACCAGATTGTCCCGAAATACTTCGGCATCAAACCAGCATCGCCACAGAGCCGACTGCTGACCGTCATCGGGCATGACAAAGGTGTTCAAGCCGCGCACGAAAACAAGGTTGGCGCGCAGACACCATCAGGCGCGCAACCCGCGCCAAAACCACAACCACAAACCTAGACAGATAGAAAAATAGTTTGACAACATCCAAAACGTGAATTATGAGTGAAATCGTAGCAGGCGCTCCCGCCGGTTCGCCCCCGGTCCCGGAAGTTGCAACCGGGAGTGAAATCGCAACAGGCGTTCCAGCGGCTCCGCCACCCGCAGGCGACAATGACGGCGAATCGCCACCGCCGGAAGCAAAGGCCGAGTTTGACGCCGCCGCCGATAAAGCGGAGGGCATCAAACCCGGAACGGAAGTCAAAAAGCCGGAAGCGGCCAAAGCGGACGAATCCCCCGAAGGTAAAAAAGAAGAGCCACCCAAGGGCGATGAAGCCGCCAAAGCCGCCGATGACGTTCTGACCCCCGAACAGGAAGAGCAGTTGACCAAGGCGTTTTCGGAACGCCCGGAATGGCAGCAGGCTTTGAAGCTCGTTGCGCCGGGCCGGGAAAAGGACATGCGCGCCGCGTTGCGGCCCATTCTTGCCCGCGAAACGCAACTGGCCGGCCAGGTCGAAAGATTGAAGCCGGCGGGTGAAGTGGTCAGCGAAATGTTGCAATCGGTTGGCGGCAATGAAAAGGGTTTCAACAATATCCGCAACTTGATTCGCTCCTTCGACGCAGATCCGGCGACGGCGGTGCCGATGCTGGAAATGCTTTTGACGGACGCCCAAGGCAGGGCGGGCATGGTGCTGACATCGCCGGAACTGGTCACGGAATCGCGAAGGCTCGACCAGGAAGTTGCCGACGGGACCAAAACCCCGGAGGAAATCCAAAAGCGCAAGGCCGAACTGCTTGAACTGGAAAAAAGCCGCGTCGTCCAAAGACGCACGGAAACGCAAAGCGAGCAACAGCGAAAGCTGGCCGAACAAAAGGCGCTCGCAGAGCAGGGCCGGGCCATTTTGAGCGAAATCAAAACGGCGGTTGATGCGTGGGAAACGAACGTCAAAAAAACCGATCCCGACTATCCGAAGATTCGGACGCTGGTCATTGACCGCATTCGGATTCTGGCCGAAGCACGAACAAACGAACTTGGCCGCGCGCTCAAGGGAGCTGAGGCAGTCGAAGTCAGCACTGAGGCGCTCAAGCAGATCAAGTCCGACATCAGCGCGCTTCTTCCGAAGCCGAAATCGCGGCAGGCAATCACCGGCGGTGGCTCAAGCAACGGTTCACGGCAGCAGTCGACGACGGAACGCGAACGCTACGAGGCGCGGATTGCGAAGCTCGAAGGACGCGGATAAAACCGGCGGTGACGCTGCCACAACAATAAGGACAAATTTATGTCATTCAGTGTAAATGTTGCAGCGGATGTCATCGCCTCAACCTTGGAAGGCTTTCAGCATCCCAAAGACCCCAAGGATATTCTTCAACACGTCGCCAACAAGCCGCTGTTGCGGAAGTTGATGGACGCCAAAGTCGAGTTTGGCTCTGCCGGCCCCGCCGTCGGGACAACCACTCCGGCCAATGTGCGCGAACCTGTAATGGGCGCGCTGATGAAAGACCAGTCCGGCTCTTACGCGGGCATCGCGGGCGCCGATGTGCTGGTGTTCAAGTCCAGCGACGGCGCGATTCAAACGACCTGTCCGGTGCGCTGGATGCACGCTGGTTTCCAGATCACCCACGAGGAACTGCTTTACCAGGGCGTCCATGTGTCGAAGGACAACAGCACAAAGTCAACAGCAGACGATCGCGCCATCCTGTTCGACGCATTGGAACTCAAGAAAGCGGATTACATGGAAAGCATCATGTTCAACCGCGACCAGGCGTTGCACCTGGACGGCACACAGGACGCGAAGGCCATTGCCGGCATCGCCAGCATCATTGTTGATGACCCGACCCTTGCCGGTCAGACCATCCTCGGTATTTCCTCGGCAAATACATGGTGGCGTTCCGTGTCTCGAACCGGCGTCGGCGGCGCGCTCCCGAAGCTCGCTTACAGCAAGGCCGACCAGACGATGACCGAAACCATTATTCACGATTTCCGTACCTTGACGACTTACGGTGGCAACCCTGACATGGCCGTCGGCGGCAGTGACGCGATTGACGCCATTGTCCGCGAAATGCGCGCCAAGGGCATGAACACCGTGACCGGCTGGAACGACAAGAAAAACAACATCGGCGTCAAGGGCATCATTCTGCCCAACGGCACGGAGTTGGAATTCGACCCGACACTTGACCGGCTTGGCCAGTCCAAAGTGATTCTGGCGTGGGATTCGTCCAAGCTCAGACTGCAACCGCAAAGAGGCGAGTGGGGCAAGGTGACAAACCAGAATCAGCCGGCGGATCAGTTCGTCATGCTGATTTCCACGACCGACCGCGGCGTCCTGACCTGCAAACAGATGGATTGCCAGTACAAGGCGGTGCTCGGATAACTGGATTTCAAAGGGCGCGCGGTGCTCGTAGCCGCGCGCCAAAACCAACCGAAAAAATCAAATATTTAATACCATGAAAAACACGAAATCATTTCTCAAACTGGCAATGGTGGCCGTCGCGTCATTCGCGCTGGCCGTTACCGCCATCGCTCAAACTCCCACTTCCTTGTCATTCATCGGAAACGGGGATGGTTACAATCTGTTGCTCAATGCTGATACAACCAACACGACCACGAGCACTAACGTCTGGGCTCAAGGGTATCACACCGCTAGCGTGCTTATGCCCTACACGAACGCATCAAGCGGTCTGGTTCAATCAAATTGGATGACAACCAATGCGCCAAACTGGTTCACGAACACCATCGGAGGCATCTCTGATGTGAACCTTTGGGCCAACCGGGACGGCACTGCGCTGATTGGCAATATCAATGTGGACATGTACGGCATGAACGGCTGGTTTACGAATCAAGTTCACTTTACGTTCCAAACAATTGGCGGCGGTGGAGGCAACAACGGCATACCAGCCAACATCGCCGATTCCACAGCTCAAAATACCTGGGAATTTATGCTGACCGGCAACTCGTCGAATCATGTTTCCTTGTCAACCAACATTCCAACCGGATTCTTGCAAGGGGCCAGGCGATTGCGGTTAACGGTTTCCACGCCCGCCCAAGGATTACAACACGGCACGAATGGATGGATTACCGGCGTTTGGCTCAATGGCTACAAGCCGACCGGCGCGGAATAAAGCGAATTTGCACCATCACCAAAACACCAAACCACCCAACTCAAAAAAATTATGCAAATTGCAAATGGAATAGTTGTTCTTCACGTTCACAGCCAGTTGCCAGTTTCCGGGGCAACTCCCGCCGAAGTGCTGATTCTGCACGCGATGCACTTCAAGGAATCCAACGGCTCGCCGCTCAAGGACTTTTTCGTCCAGCCCGGCGAAGCGCAAACGGTTGAATTTGAAGCCAAGCTCGCCGAGCCCGAATATTTCCACCAGGGCACCGGCAAAACCGTTCCAGCGGTCCCGGCTGTTCCGGCCAGGACGCACCAACGCACCAACCGCGAGGAAATTGACCGGCTGAAACGCAAATACACCGGCGTCATCGAGGGCAAGCCAGTATTCAACGCCGTGTTTGGCGATGCCAAGATCATCACCCTGCCGGAAACCTTCGCTGAAATATCCGGCGACGTTGGGATCGAGTTTCCCGGGCAGACTGAAAAGATCGAACCGCCCGACGCCGCTGGGTTGCGCCGCGCCGAACTAATGGCCATGAAGCGGCATGAACTTGTCAGGGAAGCCCTGAACCTCAAGCTTCAAGTTGCTCCTGCCGATTCTTCCGAAGCCATCGCGGACGGCATCATTGACGCGGAAAAGGCACAGGCCAAACCCGAAACCAAAGCTGAGAAAAAGGCGCGGGAAAAAGCCGAAGCCGGATCCGCCACACAGGAATAACATTCTGCCATGCCGATAGGAACCGCATTGTCGGTGCTTCGGCAGATGCTCAACGCCGAGGCGGGCGAGGAAATGGATGAAGCCATTTCCCCCGCCCGTGTCTCTGTCAACAACCAGCTGCTCAACAACATGCAGTCGTTTCTGGTCACTCAGCACGCTTACCTCTTGGGCAAGACACGCGTAGAAGTTGCCGCCGTAGTCGGCCAGCAGTATTACACCCTGCCGGCCGGAATTGACTTTGACCGCGTGGAAGAGCCGGAGTTCATCAACGTGAAAAACTTCCGTTACCGGCTTGGCTTCGGCATCGGACAGGAGGAATACAATATCTTCCGGTCCGATCTTGGGGTACGCGCCAGTCCGGTGATGCGGTGGGATTTGGTCAATAACAGCGGCGTACTGCAAATCGAACTCTGGCCGATTCCATCCGTGGCGCAAACCCTGATGCTGGCCGGCACACTTCCGCTGACGCTGATGTCCGCCAATGAGGACACGTGCGTTGTGGATGATCTGGTGCTCATACTGTTCACCGCCGCGCAACTGGTCGCCAAGCACCAGGGCGGTGATGCGTCGGCGATTCTGGCCAAGGCGCAAGCGGCGCTGCAAAGCATCCGGGCCTCGAAGCCGTCAAAGTACGACGTTTTCAATATCGGCGGCGGGATGCCCCGATTTTCCGGTTTCCCATACAATCCCCGCCGTCCCGTGGTGGCGGTCAACAATTAAACGAAAGGCAAAATTATGTTACCAGTTACCTCAATCGGAGCGGCCAGCAAACAGGTCGCCACTCATCGCGTCTCGGTCTTGCGGGCGCGCGGAACGTTCCTCGGAGCAAGTGACGGCGCGTTTCTCCAGTTTTTTGATTCCAAAGTGGCGGCGGATGAAGGGGCGGCGCCGATTATCCCAGCCATCCCGATCACCAAAGACGGAATTTTCTTCGTCGAGGAAGAAATCAGCAACTTGGAATTTCTGGCCGGTTGCTATGTCTGTGTCAGCTCGACGCGGGCAACCAAGACGCTTTCAGCCGACACGATGGACATTTGTGTCGAATTGGCCGACCCGGAAGTCCCGGCCAGTGTTACGGTGGTTGGCAATCTGAGTTCGGCTGTAACCGGCTTGCAAGTCTGGACGGAAGCCGCCGGCACTGCATCCGCCAAGCGGCTGATTCAACTGGAAGTTGACGCAACCAATATGGGGCTGACTTCGGGTGCCGTCGCTTACATCATGGGTTTTGCGAAGGATACGAATGTCTTAGGCGATGTGCCGGTCTTTCAAATCCCGATTGTGCAGGCGCAGATTTTGACCGGGAAAAGTGCCATTTCATTCGGTCTTGAAGGGCGCGACATGGCGAGCATTGACGCCGTGGTTTCCGGCACTGCTCCAAACACCCGCCGTTATGGATGCACCATCGCCATCAGCACAACCACTGGAACCCTGACGCTGCTGACTGCGGGAACCGTTCGCATCCGAGCCGAATACTTATGAAAAAAATAATGATGGTTTGCGCGGCGATTGTCTTTGGCTTCGCTGCCTTTGCCCAAGAACCGCCGCCGCCACCCGCGAGCGTGACCGAAACGCTCTCCGGGACTGTAAAGAACAAATATGTGTCGCCTTACGATCTGGCCCAGGCCGGCGGAATCGGCACGGTAAACAGCTATTACTACGGCACGGTTGCAGTGGCAATAAGCGCGACAAACATCCCTGTTGGCGGCACCGCGACAGCTAATGTAACCGGCACGTCCAATGTGGTGATCGTGTTGGGAATTCCTGTTGGGGCGACGGGCGCGGTTGGGCCTGCAGGGCCTGCTGGCACACCTGGAGCTACAGGCGCGACGGGTAGCACGGGGGAAACTGGAGCAAATGGCGCTACTGGCGCACGGGGGCTTTCCGGTTCTAACGGGACCAATGCCGCGGTCTATACGCATACCTTTGGCGGTATTGGCGTTACAAATCAAGTGTGGGCACACGGACTGGGGTATGCCCCGGTGGTAGTTAATGCCATGCTGGTTTGCACCAATGCCGACGGCGGTATGGCCATTGGTGAGCGTATAAACACGGCGAATTTGGCTAATGTGCATTATGCTGTCCCCTATTTTAACATTGGCACGGACGCTACTTCTTTACGCGAGGGTGCTTTTGACACGCTCGCGACTGATTGCCGGTTTGGCTGGAAGGGGGCTTATCAAACTCCGACCAGTTGGGATGACTTCACCATCATAGTTGTCTATCAATGAAACGCCTCTTGTTAATGCTTGGATTTTGTCTGAGTGCTCAGGCTCAGATCTTCCTGCTGCCTTATACAGCCTCTCAGTTTGAGGTTGATTTAGGGTTGAATGGGAATAAGGCGGTGACTCCTTTCACTCTTGACGGGTATTTTACGGATGTCATCTATCCGTCGATACTGGCGAATGGGAGTGGAACCAATCTCGACACTGCCACCTATTACAGTTGGTATTCGCCGACGAGCTACTGGGTTCCGACCTTTTCCTGGCTGAACGAAAAAGGACAGCAATTCTTCATCGCCAGCAACTCGATGGGGCCGCTCATCGTCACCAATAACCGGCTGACGGTTTCACCAACGTGGACCAACACGACGACAACCAGTTTCCTTTATGTGGGTTGCAGCAACGCCCTTCCTTACAACACAATCGGCGCAAATGTTTACACGGAATATCTGCCTCCCGGTGGAACCAACGGGGCGAATTGGACGGTTTGCTTCTCATCGTCTCCCACGCCGCACGCAGACATAAGCGGCATCAATGTCTATAACGGCCCCTGGGTTCATGCCTATGTGGACTGGGAATATGCGGTAATCTGCCTTTACTCGAATGGTTTCAGCGGCACCGCCTACTCTTTACTCGGTGGCCAGATGGACCCGAAGGTGTTCGCAAAATTTGGCGGCGGCAGCATTCACAACTGGGAATTGCGGCGCACGCGCTCGGACACCGTGGGCTGGTATATTGACAACTCTCTGATTTTCCAAGTGACAGACACAAATCTGCCGATGTATTGGGGAACGAATGTCTGGTGGGAAACGTGTCCCAACAATATTTACGACACGACACGCGTAAGCTTTCTCAACGTTTACGCTCGCAACGACCCATCGCCACAGGCCGCCCCGAATGGCCCGACTCCTGTCTCATATTCAAGTCAGTTTTTGTTGCAGAGCAATGTTGTCAGTTTGGTCAGCAACATTTATGTGGGTGCCATCACCGTAGGTGGTGTCAATGGTGTTGGTGGTGCTACTCTTAGCATTGAACCCGCATCGGGCTGGTGGCAGTTCAGTGGAGGGTCATTTTTCTATGGGCCAATCTACGGCGGCAGCATCAACGGCAGCAGCGTCACCGCGACCACCATCAACGGAGACGGTTCCGGGCTGACCGGCATCCTCCCAAGGTCAATCGCCGGTGGATACACAGGGATAGTCACCAACTGGCAGTCCACGACCTTTTCAAACCGGCTTTATTACGCCAACGGTGTTGTGACAAATGTGACCAGACCATGAATCCACCAATCCATCAATCTCCGCCGGCGGCGAGACCTCGCCAAGGGCGGGCACACAACGGCAAAAATCTCAAACCAAAGTGAATTACGAAATTCATGACTGAACAAAATGCCGGGATTTGGAAGGCAGCCGCTTACGCGCTGGGGGCGCTTTCGCAGGCGTTAATCATGATGCTCCTGTTCATGATATTCGGCCATTTGGACAGAATTGACGACAAGGTTGGAACGCTGGCCATTCAACAGGCCAAGATGGAGGGTGTGTTGTCCACAATCAATATTAACAATCCGGCCGAGCCGGTTAACCGTCACAAGATTGGAGAACCACAACCATGAATGCACATTGGCAGACAAATATCGGAGGCGCAATCGGAACGACAGGAACAGTCTTGCTGGGTGTGGGCTTGGTGCCGCAACTGTTGGGACTACCCTCAAAAGTTTTGACAGCAATTCTGGTTACGGGTTTGGTTCTTAGTGCCATCGGCAAGGGGATGACGGCCCTGTTCGCCGCCGATGCCAAGACGGTCAACAATGTTGCGGCGGAAGTGGACCGGGTGAACCAGGAAGGTCCATCAGTCTTTGCCCAACCCGCACTGGAAAACAAACCGCCGGAGGTTCCGGCACAAACCAAAACACCCTGAAGGGTGGACACCAAACAAGACGGAAAGGAAATCAACATGAGAAAATTAATAGCTATCACGGCGATGGCAGCGATGCTGGCCATCGGTGCCTCAATGCTCACCGGCTGTCTCTCGGTCAAAACAACGGAAACGGTGGCGGTGGTCAAACAGGCGGACGGTTCTTACATCACGAACTTCACCAAGGTGGTCAATGCTAAAAATCAAGACCCACTCAAGGATAAGGTGGTGCGCTTCACTGAAAGCGTGGTTGGGTTTCAGCTCTCTGTATCTCCGGCACCGACTGGGGTGAGTGGGGGATTGTCCCCTTTATCCTTGATATTCGGTAAGCGGAAAATGACATGGGATACCGTGCCAATCTATGCTGGTGTTGCTGTTGGTTATGCGCCTCCATATGCCGTCTCGGGTAGTGGTGCCGGTTCGTTGTGGAATGATAGCGATGCGGAAAGCATTGGGACATTGGCGGGTATCCTGCCGACTGCTGCTTATACACAAGCCGTGACCACGCCAGTTAATCTGGTGGTTCAAACGACCGGGGCCGTGACCGCACCAGCGGGGACAACCATCACCACGACATCTG